AAAACGCACCAAATCCGGTCGCCAGATTTTGCACTCAAGATTTAAAAATAAAAGCTATTCAACAATACTTGTTTGAAGAATTAAATTTTCCAAAACCTTATTTGTGCTTGATCGGAATCAGAGCAGACGAAGAAAGACGCGCAGTTAAATTGCACAACACTGTTGAAGGTGGCCAAGAAAGATATTTGCCTCTGTACGTTGACGGCATCACTAAAGAAGATATTTATGCGTTTTGGGTTTCACAGAATTTTGATCTAAATCTTCCAAATAACAATGGCACAACTGACTGGGGTAATTGTGACGTGTGTTTTTTGAAAGGATTGAGCAAAAAGTTATCTATAATTGAAGCTAGGCCAGATTTGGCAGACTGGTGGATTAAGCAAGAAAAATCACTTTCTGCTGCGGTTGGTAAAGCAGCTTATTTCAGAAGGGATCAGCCAAGTTATGAACAGTTGAAAATAATTGCCAGTGATCAAGGGTCGCTGTTTAACTTTGATGACGAATCAATACCTTGTTTTTGTGGCGATTAACATAGAGGAGAGAATATGTCAGATTTGGAGGTAAAGTATTTATCGGTTAATGACCTGGTTCCGTATGCCAACAACCCGCGCACGCATAGCGAAAAGCAAGTAACGCAAGTGGCATCAAGCATAAAAGAATTTGGATTTAACAACCCGATATTGCTTGACGAGGGCAAAGGTATTATTGCGGGTCATGGCCGTTTGGCAGCAGCAAAAAAACTTGGTTTGGAGTCCGTCCCGACTATAACACTGAAAGGCTTAACCGAAGCGCAGCGCAAGGCGTATGTGATAGCAGACAACAAGCTCACTGAGAACAGTGAATGGGACTACGACCTTCTGGCCGTGGAGGTAGAACGTCTCAAAGAATTAGATTTTGATCTAGATTTGACGGGCTTCGATGATGACGAGCTAGAAACGTTATTAAAGCCAACGGTTGTTGAGGGATTAACCGACGAAGACGAGGTTCCAGAGCCGCCAGAGAACCCGATAACGAAACTAGGTGATATTTGGATTTTAGGCAATCATCGTGTGATGTGTGGAGACTCCACGAGCTTTGATGATGTCGAAAAGCTGATGGATGGGCGAAAAGCTGATATGTGGCTGACTGACCCACCATATAATGTAAAGTACGTAGGAAAAACAAAAGACGCGTTAACCATTAAAAATGACAGCTTAAGTGATTCGGAGTTCCGTCAATTTTTAACAGATTGTTATACTGTTGCAGACTCAATGATGAAAAGCGGCGCAGTTTTTTATATTTGGCACGCTGACAGCGAGGGTTATAACTTTCGCGGAGCTGCAAAGGATACTGGTTGGCAAGTTCGTCAGTGCTTAATATGGAAAAAACAAACGATGGTTATGGGTCGTCAGGATTATCATTGGAAGCACGAACCTTGCTTATATGGATGGAAAGAAGGAGCTGGTCATCTTTGGGCGGCAGACCGTAAACAAACGACTATACTTGAATTTGATCGTCCATCTAGAAATAAAGAACACCCAACGATGAAGCCTGTTGAACTATTTGCTTATCAAATTTTGAACAATACAAAAGGTTCTGATGCGGTTTTGGATAGCTTTGGTGGAAGTGGAACCACATTGATTGCTTGTGAAAAGCACAACCGCGATAGCTTTTTGATGGAATTAGACCCCAGATACTGCGACGTTATTGTAGACCGATGGCAATCGTTCACAGGTAAAACTGCACAATTAGAGCGTCCTCTGGAGGTTATGAATGGCTAGGCCATTGGCAGAGATTGATTGGGATCAGGTGGATAAACTCTGCGCTATCCACTGCACAGGCGAAGAGCAAGCAGCGGTTCTTGGCGTTGATTACGACACCCTGAACAGGGCTTGCAAGAGAGAGCATAAGGTTAGTTTTGCGGAGTATTTCAAGCAAAAGGCCAGCCACGGCAAAATGAGCCTTAGACGTAAGCAATACACAACCGCAATGGATGGTAATACCACCATGCTGGTATGGCTTGGCAAGAACTGGCTAGGGCAGCGAGATCAGCCAGAATCAGAGCCAGTAGACTTACAGCCAATCGTGATACAAAGAGCCGATGAAGCTGACCAAGCCCCAAGATGACATATTCTTCAATGACTCGCGGTTTAGGGTCGTTGTGGCGGGTCGTCGGTTTGGTAAGACCTTTCTGTCAACCTATGAGCTGTTAAAGCACGCGCTGCAAGGCAAGTCTCGGAACTGTTGGTATGTGGCTCCCACGTATAAGGCCGCGAAGGAGATTGCGTGGAATATGCTGATCGACGCGATACCCGAGGGTTACATGACCAAGAAAAACGAAACGGCGCTCAGTATTGATTTGCGAAACGGTTCAAGCATAGCCTTAAAGGGTGCAGAAAAGCCCGACAATCTGCGAGGGCGAGCGTTAGATTTTTGCGTGTTAGATGAGTTTGCTGATATGCGGCCTGAAGCGTGGCATGAAGTGTTGCGGCCATCGCTATCTGATAGGCGCGGAAGTGCGCTATTTATTGGTACACCCAAAGGCAGAAACCATTTTTACGATCTATGGACTAGGGGTATAGACGGTCAAGAATCATGGAAAGCGTTCCAATATACGACTATTGATGGCGGTAACGTTGACCCTGATGAAATAAAAGCAGCCAAAAATGACCTAGACGAAAGAACATTTCAACAAGAATATGAGGCTCGTTTTGTTAATTACAGCGGGATAATATATTACGCATTTAGCCGAGAGCAGTCAGTCAAAGCATATAAAGCAGAAGCCGATGAACTACATATTGGGATGGACTTTAACGTTGATCCAATGTCAGCGGTTGTCTGTGTCAGAAATGGCGGCACATTGCACGCGATAGATGAAATCGTAATGTATGGCTCAAACACTGACGAGATGGTTGACGAGATACGGCAAAGGTACAAGCAGAAGTCGATAACGATTTACCCCGATCCAGCATCAGCGCAGCGAAAGACTTCAGCGGGTAGCCGCACAGACTTAAACATATTACAAAACGCAGGGTTTCGGGTTAAAGTACGCTCTAAACATCCTGCAATACGTGATAGGATAAACAGCGTCAATAGCCGACTGCTATCTAGTCAGCAAGAGCGACGGTTATTTGTTACGCCAAACTGTAAAAACGTAATAAACAGCTTGGAACGCCAAACGTACAAAGAAGGCACCAGCCAGCCAAATAAAGACGACGGGTTTGATCACATGAATGATGCGCTCGGATACTTAATTGAATACATGTTCCCCATTCGTAAGGAGCATGAAACGCCACAGCCCACGAGGTGGACATGAGATTTCTAGAATACCAGCACCCTGATTATGATATCCACGAAAAGCGTTGGGAATTGTACCTTCGCTCATATTTAGGTGGCGAAGACTATCAGAATGGGTCATATCTGACCGCATACTTGAACGAATCAAAAGACGAATACAGCAGACGGGTAGCATTGACACCTGTCGACAATCATTGTCGCAACATTGTGCATATATATTCGTCGTTTCTGTGGAGGGTTCCACCTGTACGAAACTTTAACGGGCTGACTAACAACCCTGCATTAGAATCATTTGTTGACGATGCCGACTTAGATGGCATGAGCTTCAATAGTTTTATGAAGCAAGCGCAGATCTGGTCATCGGTATATGGTCACGTCTGGATCTTGGTAGATAAACCCCAAAGCAATGCACAAACCCGCGCAGAAGAGTTAGACCAGGATATTCGGCCCTATGTGACTCTATTCACCCCTGAAAACGTGTTCGATTGGAAGTATGAGCGCACCCCTAGCGGACGATTTGAGCTGACTTACTTAAAGCTAAGAGAGTCGATTGACAGGGAAGACGCGACTACCACAGTTAGCTATTACAGGTTGTGGCGTAAAGACATCATTGAGTACTGGAAAGACGACGGCCACGCAGAAACTAAGATCGAAGAAATACCCAACCCTTTAGGCAAGATACCAGCAGCATTTTTACCCGCAGCCCGTAGCGTTGTCAGGGGTATTGGGGTAAGCGATTTAAGCGACGTTGCGCTAATGCAAAAGGCAATCTATCAAGAGCTAAGTGAGATCGAGCAGCTTATTAGGATTAGCAATCACCCGTCTCTTGTTAAAACTTACGACGCAGATGCTAGTGCTGGTGCAGGATCGGTTATCAATCTATCTGAGGACAGCGATGCAGGGCTAAAGCCTTATCTGTTACAACCAAGCGGCCAAAATATTGATTCAATCCGAGAAGCAATCAAGGATAAGGTCGAAGCGATCAACAAGATGGCGCACATGGGCGCAGTGCGAGGCACTGAAGCTCTAACTCAGTCAGGTGTAGCTATGCAGACCGAGTTTCAGATGCTGAATGCTAAGTTATCCGAGAAAGCTGATTTGCTTGAGCTTGCTGAGGAGCATATCTGGGGCTACTTCTGCAACTGGTTAGGAATCACGCCAGATGTGGAAATTTTCTACCCAGATGCTTTTGATCTGCGCGATTACGACAAGGAGTTGTTATTTTTGCAGCAAGTTAGAGCCAGCGGCGTCCCTTCTACTACTTTGCAGCGTGAAGTTGATAAACAGATAGCTGATTTAGTTTTAGATGACGAAAAATTAGCAGAAGCGCACAGAGAAATCGAAGCACAAACCCGAGTCACAGGACAATTCCCGATACAGGCTGAATAATGGCAGCCAATGATGACTACGCTGAGTTCCTAGAGAGGCTAACTGACGAACATCAGCGCCGTTTGGCTGGCGTATTGCAAACGCTCGAAAGTGATATTACCGCCTACGTTAGCAGCGCACCAGATAGAGCTGGGCAACTGTTTGATCTTGAATGGTCATTACAGGCTAGGCAGGAAGTCCGCAGGCTAATCGAAGTCGATTTCTTGCAAGAAGCGCAAAGCCTGATTGACGAATATATTGACGTTGCTAATAACCAGTTTGCAATGCTTTCTGAGTATGGCAAGTTTACACGGGTAGCGCCTGAGACTATTCAAGCCTTGCAGCAGCTTAGTTTTCAAGGCTTTCAAGCCATAGCCGACCAGCAGCTAGATACTCTTGCAACAGGCATTTACCAATCTACCCTGACAGGGCGAAGTAAAAACGACCTGATAAAAGAGCTACGCGGACAGATAAACGGCGTATATCAGCAAGCAGACGAAGAAGAAGCCCGTCAACTGGTAGAAATAGCGCAGACCGCAACAGGCAAAAGACAGCAGGATGCAATAGACAAGCTCCATAGTGTTTATGCGCGAGACAGGCTGGGAAATAACATGCGCCGCTATGCCACGCAAATGGCAAACGACAGCCTTGCACAATATAGCGCGTCAATTACTAAAGCCACGGCAAACGAGGCGGGTGTAACTAAATTCCAGTATTATGGCGATGTGATACGTGACAGCCGTGAATTTTGTCGTAATAATGTAGGCAAGACTTTTACTGAAGAAGAAATTAACAGCAAATGGCAAGGGTCATGGGCTGGCAAAGCACCAGGAGATCCGTTCATAGTCAGAGGTGGTTATAATTGCCGTCACCATTGGCTTCCAATAGTGGAGGATGAATGAGCAGAGAATTAGATAGAGCTAGGAATTTATGCGCTAGGAGGCCAATACCGCCTGCGATCAGGCAGTTAATCGAGCCGCTAGAAGCCAACGCGCCCGAGAGCGAGGCTCAAGACTTTGCAGAATTGCACGCAGTGATTGATGAATTGCTGCCAATCGAAAAACCCAAACCTAAAAGGAAAAAGAAAGATGCCGAACCATTACGGAAAAAAGAAGCCGAGCAAGAAGAAGAAAAAGCCGATGATGAAATAAACTAGCTAAACTTAGAATTTATGGGTTAAACTTCCCGCAATACTCATTAGAGGATAATCGTTACGTGAGCGAAGAAATCATGGAAAGTGTCGAAACTGAAACGACCGAAACTATTCAGGAACAAAAGACTTTTACGCAAGACGAGTTAGACCGCATAGTTGCTGATCGCATAGCGCGAGAACGCAAGAAAGCGGAGAAGAAACTCGAAGGGATAGACCTCGAAGAAGCACGTAAAATCATGCAAGAGCGTGAGCAAGCGGAGCTGGAACGCCAAAAGGAACGCGGCGAGTTCGAGAACATCCTGAAGCAGACCGTCGAAAAGAAAGATATGGAGATAAAAGCGTACAAACAAAAGCTGCAAGAGACCCTGGTCGATGGATCATTACTCAACGCAGCCAGCAAGCATGACGCAGTATCCCCAGATCAGGTATCGCAGTTGCTTAAAGGGCAAGTAAGACTCGCTGAAGATGGCGGGGTTGAAGTGCTAGATCCGCAAGGCACACCGCGATATAACGATAGCGGCAATATGCTTACAGTAGATGAGCTTGTTGCTGACTTTTTAACAGCTAATCCGCACTTTGTCCGCGCTTCAAGCGGTGGGACGGGGAGCAGAGGAAATGCTGGTGGCTTGACTCCGAAGCCTGTTTCGGTGGCTGATATGGTCGATAATTGGAACTCTGGCGGTAGGGAAGCCTACGCTGCCATGAAGAAAGCCAAATAGACCCAATTAACCTAAACAATTTGGAGAACTACCAATGGCTGCTACAACTAGTACAACTTTAGACGATTTATTCGTCAACATTATCGCTCAGGCACGATTTACTGCTGAAGAGCAATCCTTAATGATGGGCCTAGTAACCCGTTATGATATCGGCGCTGATGCTGGTAAAACCATTCAGGTTCCTAAGTATCCTGCGATTACGGCTGCTGATTTAACCGAAGGCACTGACATGTCATCAACGACTGTTAGCACCAGCGCGGTAACGATCAGTGTGCAGGAAGTAGGTGCTCAGGTTGTTTTGACCGACGTTGCTGCAATGGGTGCTGGTAATCCAGCAGAAGAATTAGGAACTGTCCTTGGTAACTCAATCGCTACCAAGATGGACAAAGACTTAATCGCTTTGTTCGATGGTTTTTCTAGCTCTCTGGGCGCTGCCGCACAAGAAATTACAGTTGCTGACCTATTTAAAGCTGCTGCTACTTTGCGTGCTAATAAGATCACTGGCCGTATGTCGGCTGTCGTGCATCCTTATCAGGCCTATCAGCTCAAAGCTAACCTGACAAATACCTTCGCCAATCCAAATGCTGGCGACGCGCAGAACACCGCTATGGTGAACGCGTATGTTGGTACGATTGCGGGTATAGACATCTACGAGTCTGCAAATATCACGATTGACGGTAATGGCGATGCGAAGGGCGCAGTTTTTGCACCTGAAGCACTTGCTATTGCTATGAAGCGTGACTTCCAGATCGAGCCACAGCGCGACGCATCTTTGCGAGCATTCGAGCTTAACGCTACTGCCGTATATGGCGTAGGCGAGCTTGATGACAGCTATGGCGTTGAGATGTTCTTCGACGCAGTACTTTAAACTGCACCTTGAAACAGCCCTGCTTATGCGGGGCTTGTTTCTTGCAGGAGATTCTATGGCGATCACCTATCGAGGCGAAAGTTTTGAGGGCTACAACAAGCCAAAACGCACCCCAAAACACCCTGACAAAAGCCACGCAGTATTGGCAAAGCAAGGCGATAAAGTTCGCCTAATACGTTTTGGTCAACAAGGCGCAGATAACAAGCCGCCGAGAAAAGGTGAAAGCGAAGCAGATAAAGCAAAGCGCAGGTCGTTTAAAGCTAGATTTGCAAAACAAATTGCCGCAGGGCGAAAAGATAAAACCGCATCAGCGGCTTATTGGGCCGACAAGGTGAAATGGTAATGGCATTTTCACAAGATTCAGATTTAGTTGCTTTGATACCTGATATTCTGACTTTTGGTATAACTTCGTTTTCTGACGAACACGCCAGAGCAGAAGCCGATTTAATCAGAACGATTCGGAATGAATGGTGGCACAAGAAAGGCATAAAAGGCGAAATGGTATCGTCTTATCTTACTGACTCACAGTGGACGCGTTGCAATGCGTACCTAGTGCTATGGAAGTATGCTTTGCCGCAGCTAACTAATTGGGTAGACGGTGACAGATTTAAAGAAATGCTGGACTTTTACAAGGTACGTTACGAAGAAGAAATCACCGACATATTTAAAGACGGAGTTGAATACGACGACGATAATAGCGGAACTATTGACGACGACGAAAAAGCAATAGTCTCTTTTGGTCGGTTGGTGCGATAGTGGCCGTTGCTGGTGTATTGGCTCGCGGCCTTGGTATTAGGCTGCTTACTAAGCCAAAAGACATTGAACAGGTTGCAAAGAAAGCACAAAAAGAAATCAAAAAAGATATACCTCGAGCGATTTTGCGAACTGGCTTGCTAGGGCAGCAGATAATAAAACAGCGCACAGCAAAAGGTGTCGGTTTTGGTGGCGGTTTTAAAGGCTATTCACCGCAGTATATGGCGGCACTCTCGAAGCAAGGCAAGCCAACATCGCCAGTGGATCTGTTTAACACAGGCCAAATGCTGAGATCGATGCAAGTAAGACGCAGAGACAACAGGACTGCCGAGCTATATTTTGACAACAAACAAGCCGCAGAAAAAGCAGCAATGAACAATAAAACTCGGCCTTTTTTTGGCTTTAATCGGAAAGAAGAATTAAGGCTAGGCGAATACTTTAGGAAGCAACTGTGAGCGTCAGAGAAGATATAGCATCGAACCTGGTCACCACGTTGCAAGCAGTGACCACGCCTGTAACGATTAAATATGTTACGCGAGAGCCTTTTGATTTCGATAAATTAAGCAACGCACAATTTCCTGCAATACTGGTTAGAACACAGAACGAAGACAGGCAAGATTCAAGTATAAAAGGCTCACTGACGCAAAGATTTGCGACGGTTGACTATCAGCTCGTTTGCTATGTAAAGGCATCGGCTATAGACACTGCCAGAAATAACATCATCGAGGCAATAGAGGAAAAGTTAGACATTGATAGAACGCGGGGTGGGTATGCGATAGACACCCAAATCGTTAGTATAGAAACAGATGACGGTTCTATTGATCCAGTCGGCGGTGTTATTATAACGGTACGAATCGAGTATCAATTTACCAGAGGCACAACTTAGAGGATTTTTAAATGGCTACGACAAAAGGTTCAACAGGCGTTATCAAGCTCGCTGTATCAGGCGGGACTGTTGCTGCTATGGGCGAGGTGCGATCCTACACCCTTACGCAGTCAGCGGATACAATCGAAGATACCACGATGGGCGATACTAATCGCACCTACGTTTCATCTCTTAAAACTGGCACTTTATCGGCTGAGGTTTACTGGGATGATGCCGATGCAGTTCAGTTAGTAATGGATGCGGCGGCTGATGTAATTTTCGAGGTTTACCCGACAGGAACAGGGGCTGGAGAAAAGTATTACTCTGGCGCAGGCATTGTGACGAGCAACGAAATCACGGCATCTTTTGATGGCATGGTAGAAGGTTCGTTTGAGGTGCAAATCTCAGGCGCGGTGACTGAAACATAAGGATAGGGGTAGCAAATGGGGTTAGCGAAGGAGTTACGCAACAGGCGCACAGTTACGCCACGGACAATAACCGTTGACCAATGGGCTGACGAAGATGGTCAGCCTTTTGTCATGTATTGTTTTCCGATTACTTGTTACGACATAAATGAGCTTCAGAAAAAACATCCTAAATTTCTGGAGAACACGACCATCGCAGCTATGGTTGATTTAATCATTATGAAAGCAGCAAGTGAGGATGGCGAAAAGCTGTTTAAAGCTGCCGAAGATCGAATTGATCTGATGGGAGAAGAAACAGCGGTCATTTCTGGCATTGCTGAGCAAATGTTTTCCGAAATACAATCTGCGGAGGATGCCGAAAAAAACTGATGTCCGATCCGCTAAGGATGAATTTAATCTCCTTGGCTGATCGGTTGCACATGACTATAGCAGACGCAGAGCAAATGTCGCTCACTGAAGTTAATGAGTGGATGGCATATTTTAAGATTCTGAAGGACAAAGATGGCTAACCAAGACGTAAGAATAAGCATAAAAGCGGTTGATAAGACCAAAGCAGGCTTTTCTGGCGTTACCAGTGGCCTGAAGAAGATTTCGGGCGCTGTTTTTAACATGAAGAATGCGCTGCTCGGCACAGTTGGTGCAGCGGGTTTTGGCGCTTTAATTAAATCCTCAATTAACGCAGGCGATGAGTTAGCAAAAACTGCTGACAAATTAGGCGTTACCACCACCGCGCTCGCGGGACTCAGACACGCAGCAGAACTAACAGGCGTATCCACGGGAACGATGGATATGGCTATGCAGAGGTTCACTCGTAGAGCCGCAGAAGCCGCTCAAGGCACTGGTGAAGCGAAAGGCGCTTTGCAAGAGCTAGGCATAAATGCTGAGGATTTAGTTAAGTTGCCGCTCGATCAGCAGATGAGCGTTGTTGCTGACTCGATGGCTGGAGTTGAAAAACAGTCTGATAAAGTTCGCTTGGCGATGAAGCTGTTCGATTCTGAAGGTGTCGCGCTTGTTAATACTCTGGCAGGCGGGTCTGAAGCCTTGGAGAAAATGACTTCAGAAGCTGAGCAATTAGGAATTACGCTTAGTCGCACAGATACAGCACAGATGGAAGCGGCGAATGATTCGCTTACTCGTCTCAAAGCAGTATTCACAGGCCTGACCAATCAATTAGGCATAGCTTTTGCACCAATTATTACATTTGTCGCTGATGGCTTTAGGCAAGCTGCGCTTGATTCTAGCGATTTCGGCAATATAGGCCAGAGAGTGGCCGCTGCTTTAGTTAAAGCGTTCGGCTTTGTTCGCAATATGGTGCATGGCCTGCAAATCATTTTTATGGGTGCGAAACTTGGCGTGCTCGTACTTGCAAACGCTATAGGCGACAATCTCATTCCAGTTATAGACGGTTTCATCAAATACTATAACAAGATAGCCGCAGTCGTTCCGATGATGACTAAAATAAGCACCACGGGCGCGGAGATAATGGGCAATCTTCCTGCTCAGATTGAAGAAACCAGAGCACAAATAGCAGAGATGCTAATGATGAATCCTGGTGATGCTTTAGTCGAACAAATGACGGAGTTTTTTGTTGCAAGCAGGAAGGCAGCAGAAACAGTCGCAGAGCTAAAAGACGGAATCGCAACTTTGCCAGCCGAGACAGTAACTGGGTTTCAAAAAATGGGCGGCGCACTTGAAGACTTCCTAAACAAGCTGCCAACTTTAAAAGATAACCTTGATACGCTAACGAAAAGCACGTTTAAAGGCATGTCTGAAGGCTTAATGAGTATCGTAAAGGGTACGGCATCAGTAGGTGACGCATTTAAGAAGATGGCAGCACAATTAATCATGCAAGCTATCCAGCTATTCGTGATTGATAAGATTACAGGTGGGTTTTTGTCGTTTGTTAAGGGTTTGACAGGTAAAGCTATCGGCGGCCCAGTACAAGCTGGACAGCCCTATATGGTTGGTGAGCGCGGACCAGAAATGTTCGTCCCTAATCAGTCGGGTTCGATTGTTCCTAGCAACAAAATGGGCGGCGGCGGCATTACCGTAGTCAATAACGTAGATGCCAGAGGTGCAGATGCAAGCGTAGACATTAAGATTCGCGCAGCTATGCAGCAAACTTCACAGCAAACTGTATCTACAATACAAGATTTGATGCGCCGTCGGAGATTCGTGTAATGACAACTTATACATTTCCAAGCATAACGCCATCGTCCAGCGCATTCGAACTGGTAACGAATACACGAACCTTTCAAAGCCCACTGACTAACGCAGTCCAAACAGTTGCTAGAAAAGGCTCGCTTTGGAAAGCATCTTTGCAGTTTAATAATTTAAGCGGCGACAACAGGGCAATAATGCAAGCGTTTTTGACCAAGTTAAACGGTCAAGAGCATAGGTTCTTCTTGCCTGATCATTCATATACCAAAAGAGGCGCAGCGGCGACAGTAACGGTCAACGCGGGTGCGTTTGTGAATGGTACGATTTACGTCATCACGGCAGTCGGAACAACTGATTTCACGGCTATCGGTGCGTCAGCGAACACTGTTGGGGTCGTGTTCACTGCAACGGGTGCGGGATCTGGTACGGGATCAGCGACTGCTAATAATTTATTTGTTGCGGGTGCTGGTCAGACGGGATCGACGTTAAACGTGGACAACGCTTCTTTGAATACGACTAATTATCTTCGTGCTGGTGATTACATCGCATTTAACAACGAGCTTCACATGGTCACAGATGACGTAGATTCAACGGGGACGGGTACGGTTGCGATACCGATAGCGCCACCGATCAGGAAGCCAACTGATAATAATGACTTGGTTGATTTCCTATATCCTGTTCTTGGCGTCTTTATGCTCGCAGGATCTACTGCTTGGGATAACCAACCAGGGATTGTTTCATCATTCACTATTGAGGCGGTCGAGGACGTTCTAGCATGAGCAGGGGTTTTCCGGCAAACGTAGCAACGGCATTGGCCCAGCAGCATGTTGCTATTGTTACGTTCGCAAAGCTAGAGTTTCCGTCTGGTACTTTATATGTTCACAACTCATTGGGAACGTATACTTGGGATAGCCAAGATTGGTTAGGTGTCGGTGATTTAGGGTCTATTTCACAAGTCGAAGAAGGCATCGACGTTAGCCCCTATGCGATAACCTTAACGCTTTCAGGTCTTGATGCCACAATATCAAGCGCAGCACTGACCGAAGATTACTTCATGCGCCCAGTCACAGTGTACATGGGTGTCTTGGATGCTGACGATGCTTTAATTGCTGACCCTACGCAGATTTGGGCTGGCTTCATGGATCAAATGAACGTCAGTTTAGGAGCCGATGGTGGCGATGCTATCCAGTTAATCGCGGAGTCTGAGCTTTCACGATTCGACGTATCACGGAACTTGATGTACACCAACGCGGCGCAGCAAGAAAGATACTCAGGCGATTTATTCTTTAGCCATATTCACAAGGTTGAAGGTGCTAAGTTCAACTGGGGAGCTAGGACTGCTGGTTTGCCGCGCGGTGCGCCAATCAATCCTAAAGATTCTGAGACTAACCCAGAAATAATGGATTAATGCAACTGCAAGTCTTACAAGCATTAAACAAATGGGAGCGTAGAGACTTTACTTACGGGGATGCTGATTGCTGCCAGTTTGCTGGATTTATAGTCAAAGAGCTTACTGGCACAGACTATTTAACTGATTTCCACTATAATTCAGAAGACGAAGCGTATCAGATAATCAGGTCTAACGGCGACCTAGAAGATACTGTTTCAACGGTCTTAGGCGAGTCTACAGGCGAGATTGATAGCCTACCCGATGGTAGCCCTGTGTTGATTACTTTGCCTGAGACACAGCTTCTAGGCGTTAAATTAGGCAATCAAGCGGTGTGTCTGACGTTAAAAGGTCTGGCTAGAATGCCTAAAGAATTCATCGTTATGGGATGGAAGTTATGGGGCCAGTAACACCCGTTTTATTGTTTTTGCAAAAAGTCGGTATTGCAGTAGCAGGCGCTGTCGGCGGGCTTGGCGCTGCCGCTTCACTTGGAATAGCGCAAGCAATAGCATTAGGAGGCGCAGTTATTGCTGGTGTTACGCTAGTAGCAAACAAAGCTATTGCTTCTTTGTATGAAATCGACATGCCCAAGGTCGATACTGATGCAAGCCGTCAAAGAACAGTAAAGTCAACTACTGAACCTTATAAGACGATCTATGGTGAGACGCTTGTTAGTGGCCCAATCAGCTATATAGGGATGGCTGGAACTAACAAAGAAGATCTTTATCACGTCATAGCCTTAGCAGGTCATGAAGTCACAGATATTACGGATATCTATTTTGACAACGAGCTGATACAAGATTCTCAGATAAACGGTGGCTCGAGTGCTGGCGGTAACGTCACAGCAGGGACTTTTGGCCCTAAAAACAGCACGACTATTTGCATAATCAACAAGCATCTAGGAACGGCTACACAAGCTGCCGATTCTATGATGGTTAGCACGTTTGCTGATTACACTACAGAACATCAGGGTAAAGGCATTGCTTATATCGCAATGAAATGGAAGCTCAACGAGGATTCAGCAGAAGTCTGGGACAAGTACGCACCGTCAGATATTAAAGCTATCGTCAAAGGTAAAGCTGTCTACGACCCGAGGTTAGACACAGGCGGTTACGGCGACGACCCTACTAATGATTTATTCATTACCTATAACGCAACGGCTGGTAGTTATGTCGGCCAAGGTCAAAATCCTGCCCC